CGTGGCGCTCAGTGTTCCGGCAGCCGTCACCGGGCTGCCGGCCACCGTAAAGATTCCCGGCAGGCTCAGGCCCACGCTGGTCACGGTGCCCGATCCGCCGCCCGTGCCGCCGCCTGTTGCTACCAGCGCACCGCCTGAAATCGCCAGGCCCGCACCGATCGAAATTGCCTCAGCTGGCCCCGTGCCGGCTGAGGCCCGACCCATCAGGGTGCCGCTGGCCAGGCTGGTTGAAATCTCAGGCGTGGCGCCGCCGGTGCTGGCCAGCAGACCCGTAGCGGTCACGCCCGTGACGGTCCCGTTTCCAGTGCCCGCGCCGATCGCCGCCCGTGCTGCTGCCGCATCCGCCTGCGTCAGCAGTGACCGTCCGAACGTCGTGGTGCTCAGTGCTGCAATCGCCGTCAGATCAGAATCCAACGGCTGATACGTGGTGGCTGCCGTGGCCGCACTCAGTGCCCCTGTGATCCGGCTGTCGTCGCCAGCCGCTACGGTCCCGGCCGTGGTGCCGACGCCCAATGTTGCAGCGCCACCTAGGCCCAGCGTGGTGCGCTGTGCGGCAGCGTTTGCATCATCCAGCAGCGCCTTGCCTGCCGTCGTGATGTCGCCGCCCAACTTCGCGGTGTTGACGGCGCCCGAATCAATCGTCCACGTGCTGCCTGAGCCCGACACCGTGATGTCGCCCTTGTCGCCGTCGCTAATCCCCCCGCCGCCACCCGTGGGCAGGTTCGTCAGCTGCGAGCCATCAACTGCCGGCAGTCGGCCCGTCGTCGGGTCCAGCCGCACCAGGTTGCCCGCTGCTGTGCCGTGGTCGAGTGTGGCGGCAGTGCCAAGGCCTGTGATAGTCCCGACCGCTTGCGTGCCGGTATGCGTCGCGCGGTCCCGCAGCTGCGCATCCGTGGCGTTTGCTGTGGCGTTCGTCGCGATCCCGTTGAGCTTCGTGGCGAACGCACTGCCTGCCCACCAGGCAGCAGCAGCCTGGAACACCCGCTGAGGGGTGTACGCCCGGCGACTCGTGGAGCTGCCGGCCTCGGCCTCTGCCTGGCTGACCGTTGCCGCGCTCCACTCCCGCGCATCGCTCAGCGCTGCATTGTCGGGCTGCACTGCTGTAGCCGCCAGCGCGCCCTGGGCTGCGGATGCGTACCGACCTGGATGTGGATCCGCAGCTGCAGTGTGGGCGGACACAGCAGCACTGATCGCCGCGCCTGACAGATTTGCAATATCCTGCGCGCTCGCATCAACCGTCGCGCCTGCCTGGTCCATCGGCACGCGCTCCGTACCGCTCAGCGGCGTTGAAGCGTTCGGCAGTCCGGTGATCGTTGTTTCAGCCATACCTACAGAATGCGGAGCTGGCGGTTATCGAGCGTCGTCAGCTGAAGGCCGCTCAATGTGGTCAGGTAGGTGGTGACGGCCACCGACTCAATGAACTCCAGCAAAATTGCGCAGAACGCCCCATCGCTGAGCTTCAGCGGGCCTTCCCGCACGCGATAGGACAACCCGTCAACAGTCAAACTGTCGCCATACGACAGCCCTCCAAACTTCAACGACTCGGCCATCAACACATGGTGGTTGTTGATGACCCGATCGTTCAGCACATACTCGCCAGGCATGTCGAGGATGCCGAGGCCTGAATTGGCCCCGGCCACCACTGGTAGACCGAAATCCCCCAGAAAGATGCTGAGATCCTCGACGAATGCCATCAGCCCTCAGCCTCCGTCCGCTTGCGCTTTGGGGCCTCAGCGGCGCCGATGACGCCAAGCGTCACCAGTGCCTCGGCTTCCTCGGCGCTCAGTGTTACCTGAGCGCCTTCCTCGTATCGCTCCCCGTCATGCTCGACAGGGCCAATCAGAACTGAGAAAACAGCCATGATCAGGCAACGATGTTCTGGAAGTAGTAGCCCACATCTGAGGCCACAATCAGTTCGTTGACGCTTTCGCCAACGCGCACCCGCTGAGCACCGCGAAGGCCGACCTTCGGCTCAGGCATACTGCCCGCCACACGATTGCCCCACTCAGCCGTAAAGCCGAAGGTGACAGCGTTGCCGCGAATCGTGGCGACCGGGTTCTGATGCAGGAACGCCATGTGCTTGCCCCAGCACCGGGACAGGCTGGCGGTTTGGCCAGGCTTGGCGGTGTTGATGAAGGCCTCTCCAACGAGGATCTCGTCAAGCTCCAGCAGATCGGCGACTGCCTGCAGAGTTGCGGGCTGGCCCTGGCCGTTGACGGTGAGGGTGTTGCCGGTAGCCGAGGGGGCCAGAGCAGCAGTGATCTTCGGGTGAACCCGCAGACGGCTCCAGGCCAGGCGGCCAATAATGGCCCGGTTGGGACGCATCAGCATTCCGTCCAGCGCGGTCTGAATCGCGGTGTACGGGTCGCTGTTGGTGTAGTCGCTCCACTGGCTGGTGCCAGACAGCGTGGTGCGGTTGGCGGCCGGGTAGGTGTTTGCGTTGAAGATCAGATCAGCAACGCGCTTTTCGCGGTCCAGAGCGATCAGCTCAGAGATGCCGGTGACAGCCGTGCCCAGGGGGTCGAATCCCGCAGGGGCTGATTCCAGATCCTCATTCGGAACCACATCATCCAGGCCGAAATCCCGGACGAAGCCAGCGGTCTCGGTGCCGCCGAACTCAACCTCATTGGGCTGGCCCTTGCGGCCTACGGCAGTCTCGGGAACCGTGAACATCTGATCGCGGCCCATCTGCAGCCACTTAAATTCCCGCGAAGGAACAGGAGTGCGCGGCAGTACCTCGTCAGCAATCAGTCGGCGGTTTTGATACGCCAGCGTGATCGCGGTGAGTTCCGATTGAATCGGAAACGGGAAATTCATGTTTGCCATGGTTCAATTCTCAGAGAAGGGATCAGCCCTGGAAGGAACCAGGGATCAGAAGCACGGCGCCCAGATCGCCCACCACGCCGCTGACCATTGCCACGCCGCAGGTGCGGACGTTTGCGCCGGCTGCGGCAGTAGCAGTGATCGCGCGACCGGTTGAATCGCTGATCACCAGCTGGCCACGAGTCACGGTGCCGCCATAGGTGACAGTCGCGATGTCGGTCAGTTGCACATCAACACGCTCGCCAGAAGCGGCGGCGGTTGCGTTGGGGCTGAAATCAGAAACGCCAATCGTGAAATCAGCAGCGGCAGCCGACTGAACGACAGTCCGGTCGTCAGAATCGAACTTCACAAAACGGGCGTGGCCGACAGTCCCGCCTGCGTTGTAGGGCTTGATTAGGCCTTGATTACGGATGCTCATTGGATTGCCTCAGGATGCGGAGAGTTCCCGCCGGGCCTGAGCCACGGCGGCGGGGGTTGAAATCGTCTGGCCATTGGCGGCGGCTTCCTTCACGATCTGGCGAGCGCGAACGGCCAGTGCCTGGGGGTCCAGCTCAGGGGCGGGCTCGGGGGCCTTGGCCTCCAGTCCTTCAGGCGCGGGGGCCTCGGGCAGGGGCGCTACGCCTTCAACGGCGCGTTGCTCGGCCTGAGTAGCCCGCAGGTCACGCTCAGCGCGCACAATCGCCCGCGCAGCTTCATCACCAGTGGTGTGGCCATCGGCGGCGAATTGCTCGATCAGCGCTTCATGGCCCGGCACCAGCTGAGCGCGAACATCATTCACGCGCTGAGTTTCCGCAACCGCACCCTCTGCACGCAGAGCAGCCGCAGCCTCGGGGTTTTCAGCTGCCCATTCGGCAGCCACTTCTTGAGGAGTCATAAACGAACTCGCAGAGGGCAGAATTGAACGAGATTGCACCCGCTCATTGAGCAATGCAATGGTCTCACTCAATGTATGGACCCCATCCGCTAAGCCTGCGTCAATCGCTTGCTGGCCGATGAAAATCCGCCCGTCAGCCATATCAGCCAGCGTTTTCTCTTCGCTCACGCCGCGCTGCCTGGCCACATCCTGCACAAACTGCGCGTACAGGTAATCAACCTGCGATTGGATCGACTCCCTGCCGGCTTCAGTCAGCGGGCCGTGCTGTGACGCAATGCGCTTGTACGCTCCCGCCACAATCTCGGTCGTCTTGATCCCGCTGGCTTCCTCCATCCGGCTGATGTCGGTGTGCGTCGCCACCACGCCGATTGAGCCCACCTGAGCGGTGGACGAATCCAGCACCACCACATCAGCAGCGCTGCCGATCCAGTACGCGGCGCTGGCCATTGTGCCTTCCACCAGCGCTGCAATCGGCTTGCTCCCCCTGGCGGCCATCACGACCGACGCAGCGGACTGAGTGCCCGCCACCGTGCCGCCGGGACTGTCAACCAGCACCACAATCGACTGCACGTCGGGATCATCCACCGCCGCCTGCACATCACGCGCGAACAGCTCGGTTGATGTGCCCCCGCTCATGTTGGACATGAGATTCATTCGCCGGCCCAGCACGCCCCGGAGAGGGATCAGCGCCGCGCCATCGCGCACCTCGTACGCTTGCTGCCGCTCATTGCTCAGCGATCGGCCCAGCCTGGCCTCCAACGCCTCCAAGTCGGGCGATTCGCCGCGAACCTTGGCGTCGTAGATCGCGTGGATCTGCTCAAGACGATCGGGAAGAATCGCCCACGGAGCAGAGAGAACATCGAGAACTGTCATGTTCTCAGGCTATGGATCCGCTTCCTCATCACCATCCCCGTCGGGCACGCCGGGTTCAATCATCGGCGCCTCGATGTCATCCGCGCGGCGCCGCCGCACCTCCTCAGCCCGCTGCCGGTGGTTGTCCTCCCAGTCGCTGCCGTCGTAGGCGACCGTTTCCTTCGCCAGCGTCGTCACACCTGAGCGCATCCGAATTTCAGACGCTTCGGCCTCTTTCTTCGGATCCAGTGCGCCGGGGCCATCGCCGCTCCACTGCGCACCACACCACGCCGCACGCACAAACATATCGCCGAAGAATCCAGGCGCATCAATCAACCCGAGCGCCACAGCATCCGCCAGCCACTCCTGATAAATCACCTGGCAAAACTGCCGCGCAAACCGCGACCGCTCAATCTTGAACGTCCGCCACGCATCCATCAACGCTGCGCGACTGGCTGAATAGCTGGAGTTAAACGCCTTCTGCAGCACCTCCTTGGGGATGTTCAGCCCCATGCCCACCAGGCTCAGAAACGAATTGAAGAACGGGTCATAGTTCGGGTTCGGTCGCCCTGGTGTTGGCGCTGTGATGCTCTCGCCGGGGAACAGGTTGATCGCCTTTCCGCTGTTGATCGTGCCATCCCACTCCGCTGCCTTCTGGATGTACGCCGCCTGATCGCCAGGATCAGTGAACACATCACGGAATGCCTCGGCATCCATCTGCGCAAACAACGCCAGCGCAGCACTGTTCACCGCGGCATCTACCTCAGCGTTGCTGTACCGGTCCAGCTGCTTCACCGTCGCGATGATCGGGCCCAGGTCGGGGATACCCCGCGTCTGCCCCGGCCGCAGGATCCGCGACACCTGAATCAGATTGCACCGGCCCGATGGCCCGTAGAACGGCACCTCGGTCCATGACTGCTTCGCGCCTGGCAGGATCCTACCTGG